AACCCGGCTGTAAAAAATTTTTTTGCAATCCAACACACAAGCTAGTGTTTATCAATTATGAAGGTTTTCGATTATTCGTTAAATGGAAAAGTAGAAATCGTTATCGAACCAAAAAAGAAACACTATCAGAGATGTTGGAAAACTTGAAGAAAGAAAAACAATTCGGAGTTTTAGCATGAAGTTATTAGACAGAATGACAAAATGGTTTTTCAACACAACGAAAATCGAAGTCAATACCGATTGGCGATTGGTCGCATTAGATTTAAACCGTGAATTGATTGAGACACGGGAAGAAAACCAAATACTTTATCAGCGTATCGCTGACTTGGAAAAATTACTAGAGGTATAAAAATGACAGAACCAACTTTAGCAAGCCAATTTTTAGGAATTGCAGCAATCATGACTTGCTTATTTATTATTTTGCTATTGATTGCAAATAGCGAGCAGAAAGCAAAAGCAAAAAAGAAAGTGCAAGAAGAACATGACAAGATGATTGTTGAGGTCTACCAGGAAGGTAGAAACCAATTCAATAATATCGCACGCATGAACATTCGTAACTGCGACAGACAATTTACTTACGACACACAAAAACCAGAAGGTCTACGTGAAGAATTACTTGCCCTACCACACCCAAAGGGGTGATTGCATGAGCTTATATATCTGGAAATGTGGATGTAGAGATTGTGGAAACACATTTGAATACATTGATAGTTATCCAATTATTGAATGTCCCAAATGTGGCAGCATGGACTTGAAGAATGAATTTAAAGGAAGGGAGTATGACTAAATGACTCAAGCGGAACGAATTAGGGAATATTATAGAGACCACCCTACTGCCTCATATGATGAAGTGGCTGAGGTTGTCGGTACAACAAATAGCAATGTAAGGGCAAATTTAGCCAAGGACATCAAGGCAGGAAAATGTATCCGCTTGGAAGATAAGTCTTTTGACTACTCACCTTACTTTAATCACACCAAAGCACTCACTGAGCTAGTGGATTGGAAGAATGACACTAGACGGGAATGGGTGGAAATGCTGACAAGAGCAGCAGAAAAAGAAACAGATAGCAACGTTATGCGATTGCTGATTAAGGAAGCAAATAAACTGATGAAAGAGGTAACGAAATAATGGCAACACTTTACGAATTAACAGGACAATTCCTTGATATTTACAACTTGGAATTAGACGAAGAAACTAAACTAGATACGCTTGATAGTATCGACTGGCAAACTGACTATGAAGAAAAAGTTGAAAATTATATCAAGGTTATCAAGAACATTGAATCAGATGTCGAAGCACGCAAAGCAGAAATCAAGCGATTGACTGAATTGAACAAGGCTGATGAAAAGAAGAAAGATCACTTAAAAGAAACACTTTCTACCAGCATGCAGCTTACTGGCCATGAACGTGTAGACACACCACTATTTAAAGTGTCATTCCGTAAGTCTCAAGCAGTCGAAGTTGATGAGTTGGTACTTCCTGAAAGTTACAAGGTAGCAACTTGGAAGCCAGATAAAAAACGACTTAAAGAAGACTTGAAGAATGGTCTTGAAATTGTCGGTGCAAGTCTAGTAGAAAGAAAGAATTTAAGTATTAGGTAAGAAAATATGAAAATTCTAGCAATCGACCCAGCATCCAATAAGATTGAAACTTCAACAACAGGGATTGTCCTACTAGACAATGCAAGGTTAGTTGGTAGTTGGGTAGCAGAGTATGGCATGAAGGGATTTGCTAAATGGTTTCATGATATCGGAGATACACTTGATTTTGATGTAGTGGTTGTCGAAGAGTTTAGAACTAGAGATAATGACAGGTCAAAAGATAACAGTGTGTTAGAAACTATCGCATATATCCAGTTATGTTATCCAGAAGCCATTCTTCAATATAACGGTGGCTATAAGTCAGATATTCCAGACGACCTTTTAAAAATCTTAGGTCTATGGAAGTTTGAAAAGAGTCACCACCAGGACATACGAGCAGCAGCAAGACTTGGACTATTCTGGGCAATGAGAAATGACATTGAAGAAGTTGTCCAAGATATTGGAAAAAGAGTTTCGGAGGTAAAAGATTGACGAACATAATTTTAAGAAAATGGCAAAAGGAGGCAGTATCCCGAAGTTCAAGATTAACAAATGGAATTTTTCTTGAAGCTTTGGGAGGTTAAAGGCAGAGGTAAAACTATCTGTGCGCTTGCTATTGCAAAGCATAAAAAAGCTAAAAAAATCATTATCACCAACAACCGACTAGCAATTCTGAATGGTTGGATAGATGCAGTCAAGTTTATGAATTTTGATAAAGATGTTGAGATTATCATTCAAACAGATAGATATCTTCAAAATCAAGTCAAAAAGGGGCATAAATTAGCCTGTGACGTGCTGATAGTCGATGAATGGCAGAATATGTCGAGCGATAAGCAAGTGGCCTTATATCGCAAAATAAAGCGTAAATACACGATAGGTCTTTCAGCGACTCCAATCAGAAAAAAAGGTCAAAATTTCTACCCATTAGAAAAAATCATTTTCGGATGGGCAACACCTAATAATAAATTTGACTGGCAAAAGGCTCACGGAAAGATGGTCTATGATCCATTCAGTTATTCAAAAGAGAAGTGGGAAGATTTTAGAGATTATGAAAGTTATGTCTCAAACTTACCAAACTTCTTTAGATGGGAAGAAATTGAAGAGATTGAAAATGCAGTTGAGAATAACGGTTTTGAGATTAAATTCTATCAAAAGAGAGTTGAACCTGGCAATCCAGAAAAACTTGCTGAGTTTAGGAAATTAAACTTAGTCACAGTAAATGGTAAGACTGCCATGGCTAAACAATCTTTTGGGAGAAATACCTTTGAGCGCTACCTCAACCAAACTGGTGTAGATGTTGATTTCCCTAAACTAAGAGCAGTTAATAAAGACACACCACTATTATTAGAACTTGATGGACTAATTGAACGAGCACCACACGATATGCTGATTGTCGGCAAGTCTAAACAGATTGTAAATGTTATCCGTGAAAGACATCCAAACATTGGTATCTGGACTGGAGACGTAAAGGACGGTCTTAATAATCAAATAGTGGTTGCTACCAGTCAAGTTTTAGGTGTAGGTGTTGATGGCCTACAACACAAATACCAAACTATTGTCGTACTAGATCCGGTCGAAGAAGGCTCTGGAGAATACGATGATTACCGACAGTTGCTCTGGCGCATAACAGGAAGTCGTCAGCAGCATGATGTAAATGTAATTGAATTTTATTATAAAGGAGTATAAATCTTGTTTAAATTACCAGAAAACAAACCACAAATTCCAAAAGACACCCCTCGTAACTATTTCATTTATGGTGAAACCATGAGTGGTAAGTCTTATCTTGCAAATGAGTTTCCAAACCCTATTGTATTAAACACAGATGGGAATGCTGAAGCTAACAGCGTACCAAGTATTCAACTATTGAATGAAAAAGACACCTCTGGGCGAATTACCAACTCGGTTATCAAGCAGTTAGGTGAAATCCTCCTGGCACTTCAAACACAAAAACATTCTTATGAAACAGTTGTAGTCGATGTAATCGATGATGTCATTGAAATGATTAAGATTGCAGTTTGTGACGAATTGACACCAGCAGGGAAACCTCGTTTGAAATCCTTATCAGAAGTTCCATACGGTAAAGGTTATGATTTCTTCAATCAAGCTATTACAGAGTTAGTAATTGACCTTAAAGCCTTACCAATGAATGTTATCTATATCAGTCGACAAATCTCTGAATATGACGATAACGGTAATGCAACCAAAGATAAACCAAGCTTGAAAGATAAGTATGTGAACCTTATCAATGGTAACTCTGACCTTATGATCCATACTGAGAAGATTGGAAGCAACTACAACCGTGAAGTTGACCGTAAGCGTAAGTCTTACTACGCTGACCAGGTTGATGATAAGAAAATCTTGAAGATTTTAAGCACTGTACGAGGTGCTCTTACCCCTGCTAAACCTAAAAAGGTTGAAACAACTGAAACAACAAACACTAAACCGACAGCATCATTAGAACAAAAAGAAGATGCAGCAGTTAAAGAACTATTTTAAGAATTAAAGGAGAAACAAAATGAGTTTATTAGATATCGCAAAATCAATCAAAAAAGAAGGCTTTGATCCACGTAAAGACAGCGCAAATGGACCTGCACCAATTCCAGCTGGTACTTATCCAGTAATCTTGAAAAAAGCAACGTTCAACATTGCAGAAAGCGGTTGGGAAAGTTTAGCCTACCAATTCGAAATCCGTGGTGGTGACTATGACGGTCGCTCTGAATACGTTACTTTTGGAACATTGACCGAATGGAAGGGTAAGAAGTTAGACTGGGCAGTAGAACGCACTATGAAATTCTTTATCAAAGCTTTGGTGCTTGCTGGTGACAATATGCAAGGTGATGAAGAAGACGGTAAAGCTTTAGAAGAAGCGCTTCAACGTAAAGCAGTTGGTTCTTACTACAACCTAGTGATCACTGAAACAGAAAGTAAAGGTAAAGTTTACCGTAACTATGACCTTGAAGAAGACACAATGCAAACAGCGGCAGGACTTGAAATTTCAGACGATGACTTGCCATTCTAACAATTAAGGAGTTAAGATATGCCATCTATGAAAGACTATGCCTTGCAGTATCAAAAATTAGGCTTTTCAGTCATTCCAATCAATCCTAAAAACAAGATGCCTTTGATTGAATTTGCTGACAAACCTTCCATGACTGCAAGTGAAATTGAAACCTTTTGGGATGGCTTTCCTAATGCCAATATCGCTTTAAAAACAACTAACTTCTTTGTCATTGATATCGACAAACACGGTAAGTCAAACGGTTTTGAGTCATTGAAAAAATGGGAATACTTAAAACTAATCGAACCAACTCTACAAGCTAAAACAGCAAGTGGTGGGAAACATCTATTCTACTTCAAAAGAGAGGATGAACCTATCACACAGATGATTGGTTTCTTACCAGGTGTAGATATCAAAGCTCACGAAAATAACTATGTGTTGGTCGCACCATCTGCCACTGACAAAGGGCAGTATGAGTGGGATTTAGAAAAATCAAAGGAAGGTGGAACAATCGTAACACCTTCCAGAGATTTAATCAGAGCCATCAAAAAAACATACGGTAAGACACACGGTTATCGATATGACGGAACGGACGGTTTAAGAGATTTAGCTAGACGGTCTTACACACGAGATCGCACACAAACAACCGACCTTTTTGAAACCATTGCTCTTGGTTTTGGTGATGAAGGTGGGCGAAATGATAAACTAGCAAGTTTTGTCGGAGGTCTGTTATATCGAGCAGTGGATGATGAAGTAGTAGTTCAATTAGCAAGACTAGCAAATGCAAATAGTCAAAATCCTTTACCTGAAAAGGAATTGATGCGTACTGTTGAAAGTATGATAAAGAAAGATAGGAGGTGAGAACGATTGGTGATGTAGTAAGTATAAATTCACAAGATAAGATGATTTTAAATGATAAAGGCGCAATCAAAGCTAACAGTCCAATGAATGTGCTGGCATCGTTTAAAGCTGATGACCAGTTAAGTCTCTATCTAAAACACAATGACTTTTCCCAAGAACACGAACTACTAAAGGATATCAAAATAGGAAACACCTTCTTTAAAAAAGGGGAATTGCCTTCTAACTTTGACTCAGTTGTAAAAGTTTATTTTGAAAGTGTCTTAGGAGTTGCTTATTCAAACCAAGCGATGCTGGATGGCATGGAAACCTTCTTCTCTGAGAGGTCGTACAATCCAGTTATAGCTTATATGGAACGTGCTGCAGAAAATTGGGATGGTCGCAAACGAATTGACCGTATGCTTCAAGTCTATCTCGGTGCCGATGATAACCCTTTGATTTCCAAAATCGCTGAAATGTGGTTAGTCGGTGCAGTCGCTAAAGTATATGATCCATTTGTTAAGTTTGACTACGTGTTAGATTTAGTCGGTGGTCAAGGTGTTGGGAAAACCTCACTCCTTCAAAAGCTGGGTGGTGAATGGTATACCGATTCAGTCACGGATTTTGCAAACAAAGATAATTATGACATCATGCTCAAGTCTTTGATTGTAAACGATGATGAAATGGTTGCTAGTAACCGAATGAGTTTCGCTGAAACAAAAGCTTTTATCTCAAAAACTAGCTTACGTTTTCGTAAACCTTACATGAAGCGTACTGAAGAATTCGCTAAAAACTTTGTACTCGCACGCACAACAAATCAGAAGGAATACCTGAAAGATAAAACAGGTGAACGTCGTTTCTTGCCTGTACTTGCAAATATCGAGAAACAAAAGAAACACCCTATGGAAATCGAACCTGAAACAATCGAACAAATTTGGGGCGAGGCGGTCACAATCTATCGTGCTGGTGCTGATTTGATGTTTGACAAGGAAACTGAAGAACAACTAGAAGTTTACCGAGAGACATTCATGTATCGTGATGAAGTTGAATTACAAGTGCTTGAATATCTGGAAATGCCTATCCCTGATAATTGGTCAAGCTGGTCAATTCAACAACAACATCAGTATACAAGTAAGTATTTTGATAATAGTGGTGAGTTTGAAGCTGGTACTAAAAAACTGGAAAAAGTCTCAACTCGTGAGATGATGTATAACTTATTCATGAGAAATTCAAATGATAAAAAGTTATCAACTAAAATCAATATGATTATGGATAATCATCCTGGTTGGGAAAAAGGACAGTTTAGAATTGGTGGAAAAAACACAAAAGGTTTTAAACGAATTAAGAAAAAATAGATCGGTTGCATTTTGAATTTCTATCGGTTGCATCGGTTGCACTTTTTAAAAAGAACGGTTGCATGCAACCAATATGCAACCGATAAATTGAAAGAACGGTTGCACCCTTAAACCCTTGATAATACTGGTTTTTTTAGACTATTTTTATATAATGCAACCGATGCAACCTATTTTTTTAAAAAAGTATAAACAAAAATAGTAATAATAGAGAAAGCCTATTAAATAAGGATTCTTGAAATTTATTTTTTATATTTTGTTTTTTATCGGTTGCATCGGTTGCACTTGCTTTTTTTGAACAAATTTAGGAGTTAAAAATGAAAGTTGACGTACAATGTCCGTTTTGTGGAGAATGCTATATCAGAAAGGTACAACCTGATAAAAGTTCCATTCTCTGTTACGTGTGTAAGAAACCATTATTTTTAAAATATGCAACTGACACAAAAGACGGTGTAAATGATAAAGGGTTCGGACGGTTAGCTTATGAACCGTTTGAACATAATGAAGAAGTCGAAGAACTAAACGAGGTATTCGGATGAACACAATTAATCAAGATATAATCAAGGGTTTGAAACATTCAATCAAAGTAGCTGAAGAAAAGATTGAAGAACTGAAGAAACCAAGTCAGAAGTCTTCGATACAAATGAGGCCAGCAGAACGTGATTTTTGGAGAAAGAGGATTAAGGTGTATGAGAAGAAGTTAAAGGAGCTAGAAAATGAATAAAAAAGAGTTGATTAAACATATCGAGGATTTACCTTACAAAGAGGGCCCTATCGTCGATAAAATTTACATCAGCAGAAACGGGTTGCTGAAATTAATCGAACAACTAGACGAACCCGAAAAAGTGAAGGTTCCGCAATTTGTGGCGGATTGGATTGAGGTTGCTAAAACTGTCTACTCTTTATCTGGTGGTATGACGTATGGAGGTCCAGGGGTTAATAAGTGGTTAGAAAATGAGGATAACCAAAGAACATTTGTGCTAGCTTGGTTTGACGGATACATGGTAGAGAATGAAAAGCGGTATCTGGTTAAAATAAAAGGGATTTGCGGAAATCACGAAACTTTGAACCGTGAGAAACATTCAAACAAATGGCTTTTCTCAGACAGGGAAGAAAACTCACTTTATGGCACACATCACACCCGAAAAGAACTAGAAGATGCTGGCTTTGGCTGGGTGTTCGATTGCGAGGGGATTGAGATTGAGGAGGTGGAAGAATGACAGATGTAAAAGATTTTATTCTAGCTATCGAAAATTTAAAAATTGATATTTTAAAAAAATCCGATGAATTATACGATTATGAATTAAGCAGTATCAAGAAACACGCAAGAGATTTATATGAAACTCTTGTATGGTTGCAGTATGCAAAGGAAGAGGTAGAGTGATGTCGTTTTATGGTGGAACTTACATTGATTATTGCAAGTATTGTGATGATAGGTATAGTGGATTTTTCAAACTCAAAGAAAACGAAAATGTTTTTGACGGGTTTGAAAGGTGGTTGAAAGAGCATGGACTAGAGGTTGAAGAATGAAAGAAAAACTAATTCGCTTCTTGTTCGCAATGTGGCTTATCACTATTTGTTTATTATTTATAGAACGTGAAACACAAAAACCCTTGCTAGTCTATCAGGCTGATAGTAAGTATCAGATCACTGGCAAGGTTACAGAAAAACGAAAAATCGGAAGTTTGTTCACTATCACGGTTGGCGGTAACGTATTCGTGGTGAGTGAAGACAAATATAAAAATATTGAAATAGGAGATGATATCGAATTATGAACACACTAGAAAATGTTAAACAATGGTTTATTGATCGCGACCTGGAAAACGGTGGACGATTAGATAAGCAGTCTTTGAAACTCAGTGAAGAATTTGGTGAACTATGTGCTGGTTACCTAAAGAAAAATGAGAAAGTGACCAAGGATGGTATCGGAGATTGTGCAGTCGTGATTGTCGGTCTGGCATTGTTAATTAAAGAAGATGTGAATCAGATTTTTAAAGAGTCTGATAACATTCGCAAAAAAGATGTGATGGAAAGCTTCATCTCTATCAATGCAAATATCAGTGAGTTTCAACTCTCGCAAGGATTTGCTAGTAAGGAATTATGCAGGCATAATCTAGTACGCTGCATTGGTTATCTGAAGAATCTCGGATATGATTTTGATGAATGCTTTGAACTAGCATACCAGGAAATCAAAGACCGTAAAGGTCGCTGGATTGATGGTAGCTTTGTGAAAGAGGGGGATTGGATAGATGAGAGATATGCTTAGAGTATGGATAAAAGAAGAAAAATGTTTCGCAGACTACATTGAGACAATTCGATATTACGAAAAAGAAATCGATTTGTACTGGGGTGGAATTTGTGAAAGTGACTGCTTTGATTTTGAAGATGTTATCTTTACTCAATCAACAGGCCTCAAAGACAAGAATGGTAAAGAAATCTTTGAGGGGGATGTAGTTGATTACAAAGGTAGAAAAGCAGTTGTAAAATGGCACGGTTCTTACGCAAGTTTTATTTACATATTTGTAGATGAACTACAAGAAAGGGTTTCAGAATGGCATCCACTATTTCTAGCTTCTTATCATTTTGAGATCGTCGGTAATATTTATGAAAACTCAGAACTTTTGGAGGTTGAAGAATGAAACCAGAACAAATTGACAACGTAAACAATCCAAATCACTACCAAGGTTCAAAAGGTCTTGAAAGCATTGAAGTGATTGACAACTTTATTGGCGACTTGCCAGGCAAGGCTGCATGGTGTTGGGGAAACGCTATTAAGTATTTACTCCGATTCCAGAAGAAGAACGGTCTTGAAGACCTGAAGAAAGCTAGAAAGAACCTTGATTGGTTGATTGAGGAATTGGAGAATGAACAATAAAGTAACATTTGCTGAACAATTCAAATCGTGGAGATTATCTAAAAATTTTAACAAGTCTGAAGCAGGAGAATTTCTTGGAGTATCACCTGTGGCAATTCATTACTGGGAAAAAGGAATCTCACAACCAACAGATAGTAAAATTTTTATGATATGTGAAAAAATAGATTTAAACCCACAGTTGTTTTTGAAAAAGAAAACAAACCCATTCGCAGAAGAATTAAAGAAAAGACGTAGCGAATTGGGATTGACTCAAATAGAATTAAGTCGTGAGTTGGGGTATTGTATAAACTCTATCGTAAAGTGGGAGTTAGGGAAACCTCCTTCTAAAATTGCATTAGAAGATATCTGCTCATACTTTGGAATGGAGGTGGAAGTTTGGGAAAAACTATTGAGAAGGAACTCAAGAAGCTGAAATTTAAAAATGTTAAAATTCAATCCTTGCATTATGAAATTATCAATCTAAGAGCTGGTATTGTTAAAGGACAAAGTTTTGATGGTATGCCAAAAAGTCCAAGTAATGATAATCGGACTGAAGAAATGAATATCAAGGCTATTGATCGTATCGCAGAACTGTATCAAGAAATCGAGCGATTATATAAAGAGCAAGAGGAATTGATTAAAGCTATCGAAGACCTTGATGACCCAGTAGAGAATATTGTGATGCGCTTACTTTATGTCGATGGTTTATCTTGGAATCAAGTTGAAAGAAAACTAAATTGTAGTCTAGCTACCATTCAAAGAGCAAGGGATAAATCTCTAGTCAAACTTTCTAAAATGTTTGATAGTAATGATAGTAAATGATAGTTTTAAAGTGATATTATGATATTATCGGATAGACGGTATGAGATAACGTTTCACGGTGATTTGCCTCCTTTAGTTTTCTATCATTTCCGTCTCAGTTACCGTCTATTTACTTTTGGGAATAACAGGTCTCTCGCAGGAGAGATAAGGCTTTAGGCTTAAGGTTTACGTCCTATAATCTATGCATAAGCTGATTAGTCGACATCGGCATGGATGCCAGTGGGGGCGATTCCCGCTATTCTCATGAGAGGTCTTAAAGAGGAAGTCACACAAAGGTGTGGCTTTTTCTATTCTCTATTTAAAAGGAACGCGATGAAACCAAAGAGACTTACAATTCTAAACGGTAAGAGAACAGCTGTGGACTATGATAGTCGCAATGAAGAATACACAAATTACAATCGTACAAGATGGCAGTACGATAAGGATGTGAAGAGGTTCTACAACTCATCAGTCTGGAAGCGAACAAGTCAACAAGTATTGCTTGAGTCTGATTATGTTTGTGCGATGTGTGGGGATGAAGCTACAATGACTGACCATATCATCAGTGTGAAGCAAGACTGGTCAAAGCGATTAGATAGAAGTAATCTTCAAGCAAGTTGTAAGAAATGTAATGATAAGAAAGCAATTAAAGAGAAGTATTCTTATTGATTGTGCAATAAATAATAAAAAATGTTATCAAAAAGCGAACGAAAACAGAATACAAAAGGGCGAATCGGTCGGGAATACGCTGTAAAATGTACGGAAATACCCCCTTTGATTTTAAACGGGGGTAGGTATTGTTCGGATTCTAGAACGCCGCCCTCTTCTGTGCGAAAAATTCCCTTTTTGAAAATTCGAGACCAGCAGAAAGGAGGGTAATATGGGGCGAAAAATGAAGATTGTCGAAAGCAATAAGAAGCATTTGACGAAAGAAGAGAAGATTGCAAGAAAAACCATACAAGAAAAGGCTTCTGATGGTTTGGATGCGTTGCAATTAACACCACCAAAACATTTCGATCCAATCGCTAAAGCTGAATACAAGCGAGTGATTGAAGATTTAAGAAAGCTACCCCTCAGAAATCTAGATAGAGCAGTATTAGAAAGCTACTGCACCTGGTATGCAGTCTACAAAGAAATATCTCGTGGATTGCAGAAAGAGGGATATGTAGTTGAAACAGATAATGGCAAGGTGTTACCGAATAAGATGTTGTATAGTTTGGAACGTGCTACGACAAACTTAATGAAAGCAGCATCACAATTGGGCATGACAGTGGATAGTCGCATGAAGTTATTCGTGCCACAAGTTGAAGAAAAGAAAGAGAGTATTTTCGATAAATTTGGTAGTTAGGAGGTGAAACAATGGAAGATGTAGCTTATCAATACGCTTCAAAAGTCGTAAACGGTGAAATCATAGCTAGTAAGAAAGTTATAAAAGCTTGTAAACGCCATTTAAAAGATTTAAAGCGTATGGAAGATGAAGATTTTCCGTATGTTTATCTACCTGACAAAGCAAAGAATCCAATAGATTTTATTGAAATGCTCCCAGATGTCAAGACTGGAAAACCATATCCACTAGCAGATTTTCAGAAATTTATTTTGAGTAATCTGTATGGTTGGAGAAAGAAGTCTGATACATCTATCAGACGATTTAAAAAAGCCTTAATCAGCTTGGCCAGAAAGAATGGTAAGACAATCTTAGTTGCAGGTATTGCTTTATATGAGTTTTTATTTGGTCGTAACCCTGCAATGAGTCGACAGTTATTCTGTACAGCGAATGACCGTTCACAAGCACGTATTGCTTACGATATGATCCGTAAGCAGTTGGATGCTTTGAGAAACCAAAATGCGGATATCAGAAAGGCTACGAAGATAGTCAGAGATGAACTCCGTAACTTGAATGATGAAAGCTATGTGCGTGCATTAAGTCGTGAGACTGGTGCCGTCGATGGTTTTGAACCGTATGTCGGTATCTTGGATGAATTCGCAGCATCTAAAACAAATGAAATGATTGAACTTCTCGAATCTGGTCAAGGTCAGCTAGACAATCCATTGATTTTGATTATCTCAACAGCTGGATTGGACTTAAACGTACCAATGCACACAATAGAGTATTCATATATTGAAAAACTTTTGGATGAAGAAGTTGAGAATGATGAATACTTTGCGTTTATTGCTGAACAGGATGATGAAGAAGAGATTGCAGATGAAAAAAACTGGATAAAATCAAATCCAATTCTTGAAGTTAAAGCGCTACGTAAAAAGATGATGGAATATCTACGAAAACGTAGAAAAGTATCACTTGAGACTGGAACAGTGAATGAAGTTCTGGTTAAAAACTTCAACATGTGGAGACAATCATCAGAAGAATCTTACATGGATAAAGAAAGCTGGTCAAAAGCTAAGATTGATAAACCTGACACTAAAAAGCGTAGAGTTTGGTTAGGTGTCGACGTTGGTAGGTCCAGCGATTTATTCTCAATCTCTCCGATGGTCATGATGGATGATTATTGGTATGCAGATAGCTTTTCTTTTGTGGCCACTAAATATGGCTTGATTGCAAAAGAAAAAAGAGATGGTGTTTCTTATACCAACTTAGAAAGAGCTGGTGAGTGTGAGATAACAACGCTTGAGAGTGGTGTTATTGACGATGAGCGTGTGCTTGAGAAAATCGAGGAAATGGTCTACCAAAACAAATGGGAATTGCAAGGTATTTTCTTTGACCCTTATCAATTTGGTTCACTATTGACTATGATAGAAAAGCGCCATCCAGAATGGCCACTAGTCCAGATACCACAAACCACCATGGTCTTGAACATGCCCACGAAACAGTTTCGTGATGATGTCCGACAAGGTAAAATCAAGCACAGTGGCAATCAGTTGCTGACAATGGCAATAAACAATGCATACACTAGAGTTGATAATAACGGTATGAGGATTGATAAAAACAAAAACAGTAATAAAATCGACCCTCTGGATGCGTTATTAGATGCTTATGCTGCTTGTTACTTAGAGCCATTCGATGGAAGTGGTTACTGGACTAATGAGAAAATCCTGGAAGGAGGTTCGCTATTTTAGTGTTGAAGAAAATTTTAAATCATATACATACAATATTATTGCTGATTGGAATAGGATTTATATCTTACAGCCTTTTTTTAATTAATGAAACAATTGGTTTTCTAGGAACTGGAGTTCTTTTGGTTATGTTGGCTATGCTGATTAATCTTGAAAATACAATGAAATAGAAAGGAGGTGAGAAAATAAATGACTTTTTTTCAATCTTTAGGTTCGTCAAAACTATCTTATGACGATTATATCTCTTCGGTAATCTCTGGTAATTCAAGTCCTGAATATACTGGTATATCTGCTTTAAAAAATAGCGATGTCTTGACTGCAGTATCTATAATAGCTGGTGATGTTGCTCGTTTTCCATTATTGAAAAAGGATTTAATGGGTAATATTGAACAAGATGAAGATATGAATTATCTACTGAATGTCAAAGCCACAAGCAACACATCAGCAAGACAATGGAAGTTTGCAATGACCGTTAATACAATCTTGACTGGTAATTCATTCTCTCGTATTCTGCGTGATCCAATAAGTGGCAAACCATTAGAATTTCAATTCTTTAGACCGTCTGAAACGACTGTCGAAGAAACTAATGACCATGAATTGATTTACACTTTCCGTGACCGATTGAGTGGTAAGGAAATCGTGTGTAAGGCGGAAGACGTTATCCATTGGAAATTCTTTAGTCACGATACCATTATTGGTAGGTCTCCATTGCTTTCTCTTGGAAATGAAATCAGCTTGCAAGATGGCGGATTGAATACCTTAATTAAGTTCTTTAGAGATGGTTTCTCAAGTGGAATTATCAAACTTAAAGGTGCTCAATTAAATGGTGAAGCACGTAAGAAAGCCCGTATGGACTTTGAGAAAATGCGTGAAGGTTCAACTGGTGGAAGTCCTTTGGTGTTTGATGACACTCAAGAATACACTCCACTTGAAATCGATACGAATGTCTTACAGTTGATTACATCTAACAACTTCTCAACTGCTCAGATTGCTAAAGCTTTACGAGTTCCTAGTTTCAAATTAGGGGTTAATAGTCCTAACCAATCAGTTGCACAGTTGACTGAAGACTATGTAACCAATGACCTTCCATTCTATTTTGATGCAATCACAAGTGAACTTGCTTTGAAAGTGTTTAGTGATGAAGAGCGCAGGAAGTATCGTGTTGACTTTGATACTCGTAGCGTGACTGGTAGAAATGTAGATGAGATTGTAAAACTTGTAAACAATCAAATTTTAACACCAAACCAAGCCTTGATTGAACTTGGTAAGGAACGTTCTACTGATCCAAATATGGACCGTTACCAGTCAAGTTTGAACTATGTCTTCTTGGATAAGAAAGAAGAATATCAATCAATGAAAGGAGGTGAGATAAAGGATGCCAAAGAGAATCAAGATGAAAGGTCCACTGATTCCGAACAATAGCCAGGAAGCTTACGACTACTATGGCTTGGAAGCGGTCAGTGCTAAAGCTATCACAGATTCTTTCCCAGAAGACAATAGCGATATCGTTTTGGAAGTAAATTCAAACGGTGGCCTTGTAACTGTTGGAAGTGAAATCTATACAGCTTTAAAAAGCTATCCGGGGAATGTGACTGTTGAAGTAACAGGAATGGCAGCAAGCGCTGCTAGTGTTGCTATCATGGGAGCTGATAAAGTGCTTATCAGTCCAACAGCACAGATTATGATTCACAAAGCGCTGTATGGTTATGTATCTGGTAATAGCGATGATTTAGATAAAGCTTCTAACGCGCTTAAATCTAGTGACCAAGCAATCGTGAATGCGTATGTTGCCAAAACTGGATTGAGTGAAGAAAAAATTCTGGATATGATGAAGAATGAAACCTTCATGTCAGCTAGTGAAGCAGTTGAAAAAGGCTTTGCGGATGAAGTGATGACCTTTGAAGATATTGGTGCAGTAGCGAGCCTAGAGAATGGATTGTTACCACAAGCAGTTATTGATGACTTCTACGCTAACCGTAGCAAGCGTAAGTCAGAAATCCAAAACATGCTACGAGAAATTGAAAAAGAAGAATTACTTAAAGGGCTATAAGCTCTTTTTTTAATACCGAAAAGGAGAATAAACAAAATATGTTTAAAGAAAAAATGAAAGAACTTCAAGCGCAGATTGTAAATATCGGTGCTGAAATCGTTGCTAAAACAGAGGAATTGAAATCTGTTTTGAATACTGAAGATCTCGAAAAGGCTCGTGAAATCCGTGCTGAAATCGACACCTTGAAATCACAAAAAGAAGAAGTAGAAAACAACTTGAAGACTTATGAAATCGCAGAAGAAGGAGCTGGAATGGAAGCGACTATTGAAAAACATGAAGTAAAAGCAGACGGTAAAACTTACCGTGATTCTGTAAATGAATGGGTACGTACTAAAGGTGCTGTTGCTGATTCAAACTTGAAACTTGAAGGAAAAGACCTTCTTATCCCTATGAATGAAGCAGTAAATCCAACACAAGATGGATTGAAAAAAGCAAACACTGAAAAAGTAACTAGCAAGGAAATTGTTACTACTCCAATGCGTGAAGTTAAAACAGTCCTTGACCTTAAACAATTTGCTACTATCCACAAAGCAGCTAAAGGTGAAGGTTCATATCCTATCCTTAAACACGCTACATCTAAGATGGCAAGCGTAGAAGAATTGGAAAAGAACCCAGCACTTGCTAAACCAGACTTTACTGATGTACCTTGGAAAGTTAAAACTTACCGTGGTGCTATCCCACTTTCACAAGAAGCTATTGACGATGCAGATGTTGACCTTCTTGCAATCGTAGCTGAAGCAGCTAACCAAATTAAAGTAAACACTACAAACGATGCAATCGGTGGTGTTTTGAAAACATTTGAAGCTAAAAACGCAGCTGACTTGGATGCAATCAAAGCTATCTTGAATGTAGATCTTGACCCAGCTTACAACGTATCATTCGTAGTTACACAAAGCTTCTACCAAAAACTTGACACTTTGAAAGATAAGAACGGTCGCTACTTGCTTCAAGATTCTATCGTTTCTGCATCAGGTAAAGCATTCCTTGGTCATCCAGTATTTGTGGTTGCTGATACAGTTCTTGGTGAAGCTGGTGAAGCTAAAGCCTTCATCGGTGATGTACAACGTGCTGTACTCTTTGCTGACCGTCAAGAATTGGGTCTTCGTTGGACTGATAATGAAATCTACGGTCAATACTTGCAAGCAGTTGTGCGCTTTGATGTTAAGAAAGCAGATGCTAAAGCTGGTTACTTTGTAACTATGCCCTAATACTCCCCCAGTCAGTGGGGGTGTCTCACGGTCAGCTGTAACTTTAGTAGTACCAACCGCAAGTAGCACCAAACAAGACATCATGTCTTACCTAGATAGCAAAGGAATTTCTTACTCAGCAACTCAAACCAAAGAGCAACTACTAGCCTTGATTGGAGGTTAGATTTATGGAAGCTAAAAAGAATGGTTTTCTTGAAGAAGTTAAGTTGTATTGTAAAATCGACTATGACTTCGAAGATGATTTATTGCTTGAACTTATCGAGTCAGCAAAAGAGCAGATTTGCTTTGCAATCGATAATGATTTAAGCCCAGAGGATTTAGTGGAATATGCTAAGTTCAGACTAGCTGTTAAAAAGCAAGTAAAAGAAGAGTACGAACATCGAGGGATGTCAGCAGATACCATGCGCTATCCATTGGCAAATGGAGTGCTAAACATTATTCATCAACTTAGGACAAGGAGGGAAAGTTAATGCGGACACGTAAAATGAATGTTCGCATTACTTTTTTTCAAAGAATAGGCGGACAGAATGAAGATGGAGAAGTGCTAGATTTCGAAAGAAAGGACTTATATACTTGCTGGGCAGAAGTATCTAAAACATCTATTAAAGATTTTAGAGAAAGTGCGACTGTCACAAAAGCTGGTGGATTGGTAGAACATAAAGACACTAAAACATTCTTAATTCGTCATCTTCCAAAACTTCCTTTTGACAATTCTTGTTATGTAGATTTTGATGGCAATGAATATCAAATCGTAGCCATCGAACGTGATCATGCAAACAAGGAAATTGACTTAATTAAGGGAGTGATGTTGTCGTGACGAAAGGATTAGACCTTTGCCTAAACAACCTTACAAAATTGGAGGTTAAAGCACCTAAAGTAGCTCGTGAAGCAGTCACAATGGTCGCTGAAGAGTTTGAGAAAGAACTTGGAATAAATACTCCAGTTTCTGATGAACCTACACCTACTCGATTGAAAGCAGATATAAAAATCAGCAATTTCAAGGGTAGAGGTGGTGCTCCATCAAAGGATATCGGTTTTGGTCGTACTACTGGTTGGCGTGCTAGATACCCGAATAGCGGGACAATTTATCAAAAAGCACAAGACTTCGAGGAAAAGACTATTAATGCAGTTACTCCTCGCGCTAAAAGAATATATGAACAAAAAATAAGGGAGGTGCTAAAATAAATGATTGCTGAAACTGAAGCATACAAACTTTTGGTAGCAGATGAAAAGTTAAATCAACTGTTTAATGAGTTTAGGGGCAAAGAGTTTCCAGGGTATAAACAAGGTATTTTTACTTATGATATCCCTGAAAAGCCTACAAACTTAAAACGAAAAGAGCTTGCTCCGTTTGCAAGAATTTATTTAACTTACGAAGCACCTCACAAGTATGCAGATGATGAAATCATCTCAATGGAACAACGTATCACAATCAATTTTTGGTGTAAGAACGCAAAGCAAGCTGACAAAATCGCCAAAAGAATGGATACAATCTTAGAAAGTAGTGGATTTGAACGCTACACAGCAAATGAGAAACCTCGATACATGGATGACGATATTGGACTATTAATGAATGTCCGAAAATATCGTCTTTTTGATTGGAGTGATCTCGAAGAAATGAAAGGAAAATAAATAAATGTCTAAAGTTAAATTTGGTTTACGTGGTTTTGAATATGGGGTTTTGAATGATAAAAACCTTGTACCAGGAGACACTAAAAAAATCCCTGGAATTAAAACAGCAAAATTGGATATCACAAATGAATTGAACACTATCACAGCAGATGATGGACCATACGTAGTATTGTCTTCTGGTATCACTGGAACAACTCTTGAAGTATCATGGCTTGATTTGGGTAGTGAAGCTCGTAAGGACTTCTACGGTATCACTGTTGAAAACGGTGTTGAAAAATACAATAAGAAGATGACTCCAAACGATGTCGCTTGTTTGTTCCGTACAACTGGCGATGATGGTAAAGGTATCTGGGTTGGTCTTCTTAAAGGTAAGTTCTCACTTCCAGGAATGGATTTGGAAACTAAAGATGGTTCACCAGAACCTAAAAACGATACTGTATCTGGTAGCTTTGTAGCTCGTGGAGATGACGATGATGCTCTTGTAATTGTAGTTGGTCGCGAAGACAACCCACAATTCCAAGAAACTGAATTCCGTAAACTCGTTTTCCCAAAGTCTTAAGCGGTGCTAGTTCTGAACGAACAGTAACCGCTGAATCAGGCGCAGTAAGACAAGATGCATAAGAATAGGCTTGGTTATTCCAAGCCTTTATTTTTTAAAAGGAGTTAATAATGTTTGAAATTAAATTTAAAAAAGCAGGTGTGTTGAAAGAATTTTCGAAAGACTACGTAAACGTAGAAGACAACCTGTTGGCTTTGGAACACCAGGTTCGACAAACTTCATTGTACGAAAACAAGGAAGATTTGCTAAATCCTGCTAAACATCGTGAGTTGAATGAAGCATATCTTGAAATGTTTGTGAAAATGTACGGTGAGCAGTTCGATGTAGAAGATTTAAAGAGTGCAAGCGTTGAAACGCTTGAAACATTGAACGATCTATATCTTGCAGCACTCGGTGGAAAACAAGAAGAAAAAGAGACCACCAAGGGAAAAAAGAAGAAAAAGGGTTAAGCCCTAAAGAAGCTCAAAATAATTTATTAGTTTGGGTTCAATCATTAATGAGTCAAGGATATACAATCCATGATATTAAAAGAATGCGCTTATCAGATTTTGATTTGATGGTGCAGGCTTTAGAAACAAAAGAAAGCCAAGAGGAAGAAGAAACAACCCTTGACAAGGCCTTCCCATTCCTTTTTGGATAGAAAGGAGAATGAATGGCAAGTAATATTGGTGAATTAGTCGCCACTGCAACCTTAGATGTCGCTCCTTTTCAGTCGAATGTCGGGAGGTTGAAAACCTATTTAAAAGGTGTCGATAATTCCCTAAAAGCGATGGAAAACAACTTTAAAGGTGCTGGTAAGAATGTCAGCAACTTAAAAGGACTTTTATCGCAAACTGGTTCAGCTCTTAGCTCATATCAAAAGGTATTGAGTTCACAGAGTGAACGATACAATCAGTTAAAAGCTAGTATAGGTGATGTTTCAACTGCCACAGCAGAACAAAAGCAGAAGTTAGTTGAAGCAAGTGCTAGTATGACAGCTACTGCTGCTAAAGTAGCTGAATTACAAAACCGTTATCAACAGTTAGCTAGTTCTATGAAACAAGCTTATATCGATGATAGTGCCTTCACTAAGTTTGGTAATAGCGCACGGGAAGTTGGTGAGAAATTCAGTAAAGTTGGTAAAGAGATTTCTGGTTTTGGATCTGCACTAACGAAAGGCGTTACTGCTCCGATTGTAGCAGGTGCCGGTCTTGTAGTGAAAGCTGCAATCGATTATGAATCAGCATTCGCAGGTGTTAAGAAAACAGTCGATGAAACCGCAACGGTATCTTATCAAAAGTTATCAGATGGTATTCGTCAAATGGCTAAAGAATTACCAGCAAGTGCAGTTGAAATTGCAAACGTAGCAGAAGTGGCAGGACAACTTGGTATTAAAACAGAAGATATTCTCTCATTCTCACGTACCATGATTGACATGGGAGAATCAACCAACTTGAGTGCAGAAGAAGCTGCAACAGCAATCGCAAAAATTGCCAATATCATGGGGTTAACATCGGACGAATATTCTCGATTTGGTGCATCTGTTGTAGATCTTGGTAACAACTTTGCAACTACTGAAAAAGATATCGTAGAGATGTCTAATCGTTTGGCAGCAGGTGGGAAACTAGCTGGACTAACTGCTCCAGAAATCTTAGGTCTTGCTACTGCTATGAGTAGTGTAGGGATTGAAGCCGAAGCAGGTGGTACTGCAATGACTCAAACTCTTACAGCTATTGGTAATGCAGTCTCATTGACAACTAAGGACTCAGCAGATGATCTAGCATTGATTGCTAAAGTTGCAGGAACAACATCAGAAGAATTCCAACAAGCTTGGAAAGAAAAACCTGCTGAAGCTTTGCAATCATTTATTAAAGGTCTGAATACAGCGCACGAAAAAGGCGCAAATGTGGATGCTATCTTGATGAAACTAGGCATGACAGGGGTTAGACAAGGAAATATGCTTAAATCCTTAGCTTTATCATCAGATAAAATGAGTGCAGCAGTACAACGTTCTAATCAAGCCTGGAAAGAAAATACTGCCTTAACCAATGAAGCGAATAAACGTTATGAGACTACTGAATCACAGTTGAAGATGTTTAGAAATCAACTGACAGATATCGCTATTGAATTCGGAGGTCCACTTATCAAGGCTCTTAGAAGTGGTCTTGATGCAGTAAAACCATGGATAAGCAATCTTGCTGATTTAGCTAAGAAATTCAGTTCATTATCAACAGAACAACAACAAAATATCTTGAAATGGGGATTATTTGCAGCAGCATTAGGTCCTGCTTTGAAGTTGCTAGGTGGTGGTATTTCAGTCATTGGTGGTTTTGCAAAGGCCATTGGTGGTTTGTCAAAAGGTATTGGCTTTCTAAGTGGTTCAGCTAAATATCTCTTAAACTTACCAGCGGGGCTAAATGCGTTAGCTGGATCAGCAGGAACAGCTGAAACAGCTATGGCAGGTATGTCGACTAGCGCTGGTTCTATGACTGGTGCTATTGGTGCGCTTGCAAATCCTTTAGGATTGATAGTTGGTAGTATCGCTTTAGCAACTGCAGGCCTTGTCTATCTTGGAAATGAGAAAGATAAAGCAAGAATCAAGACTGAAGAGTTTGGCTCACAGTTAAGTGACACTGCAAGAGGCGAGTTGAGAAACTTCCAGAAGACAGTTGACGAAACAAGCACAGCAGTTGCAAACTTTGGAACTCATGCTGGAGATGTCGAGAAAGTCTCAGGAGCTTTTAAAAAGCTCTATGAAGATATTCAAGCAGCAGCAGACCAAAGCAACCACAGAATGGAAGAGTTGGGTGCCAAGTGGGGATTGAGTGAAGAACAAATCGCCAAAGCTAAAGAGAGAAATGGTCAATATGTTTCAAATGCAGAAGCGATGATGAACCAAATCAATGAAATCTATGCGCGTCACAATGGCGATGCTAGTAAGTTTTCTCAAGAAGAAAAAGAAATCATCTTGAATAACCAAAACGAGATGATTAAAGCTAAACTTTCTATGATGAGCTTATCTGCTGATCAACAGAAAGCAGCATTACAAGCGCTGAATGGAGAGGTTGCAAGTCTAAACGAAACTCAATTAAAACACACTAAAGATGTTTTGAAACAAGCTATGGATGAAGAGAAGAAGCTCTACGAAACATCCAAAGACGAGTTAAAAGAATTATTAGACGGAAAAGCTATTGACCAAGAAACTTATAACAAGAAAATGCAAGAACTTGAATCAAACCATACTCAAACTATGGAAGCTTTAGGAAGTAAGTATTATCAAGTTATGAAGAACCTGGATGAAAAAGTTAAGTCCAGAACTGGTCAAAGTTGGAACTATTGGGAGGAAGCTAAGAAACCCCTGGAGGGGACG